CCAATTCGTTGGGTCATAGACAATTACTATGATCACTTAAAGCCTGAAGAAATTGACCGGATAGAACGTGGATATATAGGTCAGGGAACCAATGACAATGATATGATCAAGTATTATCCATGGAGAACTGTTCAGAATCCTATCAGTACTGTCGGAGACCTCTCCGGAGAACAGGGAAAGGATTGGGATTATACCCTCTTCGATACAGATCATATGAATAACCGCAACGTAGCTGCGTACAATGATAACGGAGAAGTTCGTGTTGTCAAAGTTGTATGGGTTTCTCTACGTAAGATTGGAGAGATTAAATGGTACGACGAAGAAGGTCAGATTCAGAAGAAACTTGTTGATGAAAATTATAAACCAGATGAAGCACTCGGAGAAGAAGTCGAATGGTTTTGGGTCAATGAATGGTGGGAAGGAAGTCGAATCGCAGAGGACATCTACATCAAGTGGGGTCCACGACCCATTCAGTTTCGTAGGATGGGGAACAAATCAGCAGGTGGGTCTGGTTATGTTGGAACCATCTATAACACGAACGTGTCCCAATCTCGTTCGCTTATGGACCGAATGAAGCCTTATCAGTACCTATATAATGTATTCATGTACAGGACAGAACTTGCCTTTGCGAAATCGAAAGGTAAGATCAGTGTCATGGACACAAGTCGAGTTCCCGATGGATGGGACATGGACAAGTGGATGTACTATGCTGAGATACTTGGTTGGGCGATTGAAGACCCCTTTAAAGAAGGTAACAAAGGTGCTGCTACAGGAAAGATTGCTGGTCAGATGAATCAGAACTCAAAGGTTCTTGATCTGGAAATGGGTTCCTATATTCAGCAACACGTTATGATGCTTGACTTTATCAAGCGTGAACTTGGTGAGATTGCTGGTGTTACATCTCAACGTGAAGGACAGATAGAAAACCGTGAAACGGTTGGTGGAGTTGAAAGAGCTGTAACCCAGTCTTCTCACATCACTGAGAAGTGGTTTATGATGCATGATAACACCAAGCTCAGAGTTCTTGAAAGTCTCCTTGAGACAGCGAAATACGCTTGGAGGAATAAGAAGAATGAGAAGTTGCAGTATATCTCAGATGAGATGGCGAGTGTCATTACTGAGATTGACGGTGAACAATTCAACGAAGCTGACTACGGTATCATGATTTCCAATGCTACCAATGATGCTGAATTGATCAATGCTATGAAGCAACTTGCTCAGGCAGGTCTTCAGAATGATAAACTCAATTTCTCTGGTCTGATGGATATTTACCTTTCCGAGTCAATGTCCAGTATTCGTAGGAAGATTGAGACCTACGAAGAGGAGTTCATCCAACGTCAGGATCAACAACAACAGCAACAGCTTCAGGTACAACAACAGCAGATTGCAGCACAACAGCAGGATAAACAAGCTGACCGTGAGCAAGATATGCAGAAAACTCTTATTAATTCTGAGACTGATATTACAGTTGCTCAGATTCAACAGTCTGGTAAACCTGATGCAGGAGAAGCTGCTCGTGCAAACATTGATCGACTCAAGAAAGATTGGGAGGAAATGAACAAAAAATACGATCTGGAAGGTCAAAAACACTCCGAAACAGTCCGTCATAATAAGGCAACTGAGAAGATTGATGACAAAAAGGCGATGCAAAAACCAGTGAAAACTACCAAATAGGCTATACCAAATTGAGAAATATATCTAATAACTTGTGTTAGGTTTTTTGTAAAATTAACTTTGTAAAAGAAGAATTAAAATGGCTAAAACTGAAGAAGAACAAAGAGATAAACTCTTTGAAATGAATGTTGGCGATGGTTTAATCGAAGTCAACGAGGAAGAAACGGTAGTAGAAACTACTGAAGAAAAAACTGACAAACCCAAGGCTCCCGCAGCGGGAGATGGGTTTTCGCAGTACGAGGACGGATCATTTGAGATTGACGATTCGCCATCGGAAACTACTGAACAGGTATCAAACGATACCGACGAGTTCATTGAAAAGACTGAAACCGAAGAGACCAAAGGCAAAAAGACTCCCTCGAAAACTGGTTCGAGCGATTCTTCTTCTTCTTCGCCATATTTAGCCTTCGCACGAGACAGAGCCAATGAGGGAGTCTTTGTTGACTTTAGCGAGGAAGATTGGGCGACGCTTACAGAACGCAACGACGGAGATGAAGCAGCAGCACTAAGGGAATTGTCCATTTACTCAGTACGAGAAATGGTCAACGCAGGTGTTGAGAATTTTAAGCAATCGCTTAGTGATGAAGAGAGAGCACTCTATGAAGCCAAACAGAAAGGATTACCTGTAGATCAATACAGTATTGCGAAACGCAGTTTTGATAAGTACACAGGAATCAGCGAAAGTGACCTCGACGAAGATGAAAATCTACAGGAGGAACTTGTAACACGTCAACTGGAAATGCGTGGATTTTCCACAGAAGAAATTGCAGAAGAGATTGAAGGTTACAAGGCACTTGAGAAACTTGATGAGAAAGCTAAGAAGGCTCTCAAAGCTGTTCCAAATGCTTACAAGAAGCAGATGGACGATCTTGAGTCAGGAGCACAAGCAGCAGAACAGGCACGTCAGGATGGTATCCGACAGCGTGTAGCGAGGATGAAACAGACGGTTGATAATACTCCGGAGATTATTCCGGGAATCAAACTGACAAAACCAACTCGTGACAAGATCATGACTTCCATGACTGTACCTGTTGCGAAGGACGAGAATGATCAACCTCTCAATCCCGTCATGGCTACGAGAAGCAGAAATCCTGACGCTTTCGAAATGATGATACATTATTATCATTCACTTGGTCTTTTCAATATTGATGATAACGGTCAAATGAAACCTGACTTTTCAAAAATAGCGAAGGTTCAAAAAACTAAAGCATCCGATGAAATGAGGTCTGCGTTTGAGATTACACAGAAACCCATTGCAGGAAAAGCAAAAGCTCCTGAACTATCTGATGATGAGCTTGATGATTTTGACAAAGCATTTAAACGATTATAATTTTAATATTCACAAGCCCGAAAAATAGGCAAAAATGAGAATTTCACCATTTCAACTTTATGAATCAGAGGACATCACGGGTCTCGTAACCAAGTCTCACTTGGGTTACAGGTTCGGTATCGAGCCTCAACAAGCGTCTAAAGTTGCAACCATGATTCATCAAGCGAATCTTGGTGCTACTGTTAACGCCTATCTGAATCAGTTCCCAACTCTGACTCTGCAATCAGATGATGATTTTACTTGGGACATAACCACTAACGGTAAGAAGAATATCCCTCTTGCCAAATGTTCTTTGGATGAGGCAGGAACAGCCATTACTGCTGTTGCTCAAGCAGGTTTGAATTATGCAGAGTTTTATCTGTGGTTCCATGAGGCATATTTCACTGATGTAAACCAGATTGTCGGTGAGCGTCTTGAGATTTATCCAATCCTCATTCTGGAAGACCCGACCAACGCAGGTGGACTGTGGAGGTACAGGTGTAAGCTGAACACAGGAGACCCTGCTCTCTTTGTTCCTTACGATGAATTACAGCAAGGTAAGCGTTTCAGCAAGGACTTCTCCCCTGTGGAGCAAGAACTGTCTGTGAAAGGTGGAGGTGTACATTACACGTTCCCTTACAAGATGATGAACGCCTTTACCATGATCCGTATGCAGGATACTATTCCCGGCAACATGATCGAACGTCCTGTCAAATTCTCTTGGGTCGATCCCGTATCGAAGAAGATGATGACGACTTGGATGGACTATCGTTCATACGAGCTGGAAATGCAGTATCAGGACGAGATCAATCACCTGATCATGTACTCTACCACCAACAAGACCTCGGATGGTAAGTATGTGCAACGTGGGAAATCCGGAAGGATTCTGCAAATGGGTGCAGGTATCAAGCAGCAGATGGAAGCTGCCAACTACAATACCTACAACTCCTTCGACATCAAGAAGTTCACTGAAATGCTGCTCGACCTGACCGTTGGTAAGGTTGTGATGGGACAACGTGAGGTGACTGTGCTGACAGGTGAGTGGGGAATGTATCAATTCCATGAGGCACTCGAAGACTACACTGCACTGTACACTCCTGCAAGGGACAACTACAGGATTTATGCAGGTGGAAAAGGAGTCTCCGGAGCTTCTGCTCCAATGGGATTCAGGGGTCAGTTCCTTGAGTACATTGGTCCTAACGGTATCAAGGTGAACATCGTCCATGATGCACTGAAGGATGACTTTGCTCGGAACAAGATTTACTATCCCGGTGGACAAGGACTCGCTGAATCTCGTGTATATGAGATTCTGAACATGGGTACTTCCGATGGAAAGCCGAACATTCAAAAGGTTGCCCTTGCGAAATTCGGTGACATCCGTGGATACGAACCCGGACTGAGAGACCCATTCACTATCGGAAAAACCAACCGGATTATGAGTAATCCTAAGGATGCTTGGACCGAGCACAGGGCGTACACTGGTGGAGCTATCGTTTACGATCCCACACGTACAGCAACTTACAAGCCTATCATCCTTTAAGGGTGATAGTGCTTATCGTTCATTGACAATTTAAAAGAAGAAGAAAAATGGCTAAAAAAGGCGAAACTGCTACGGCAGAACAGAAGAAGATTTTTCATCTACCAACAGGTAAAGTCCATGTGAAGCCAATTCTCAGAAGTGGGAAATGGCTTCCCGATGGACACTCTGGATCGTTCATGTATGATCACACCAGCATCGGTATTCAGGTTCCTCTGGACAAGAATACAGGTAGATTGAAAAATCCATTAACACCTGAAGAAAGACAGTTCTTTGAAAATAACGCTGATCTTGATCTTGAAGGAGGAGACCTGAATCCACATCGAAAGCGTGATAACTTTTGGCATGGCTTCAGAGTAATCATCAGAAAAACGGATGACATCGTAGATGACAAAACCGTTCTGATGACCCTTGATCTGAGTGATCCGATTCAGTATTTGCAGTATAAAGTACTGCTACTCAACTCTCAACCTGATGGAGGTATTGTAGCTCCTACATGGGATAAGCGTTTGATGAGTGGTACTTACCGGATTGCTTTACAGCATGAAGGACAGCAGCATACTGAGAAGATCAAAAAGGCTGACTCGATGAAGAAGGCTTACAAGCACCTGTCGAAGATTGATTCTTCGTCAGAAGCGATGTTTGACTTCCTTACGATTTATTATCTGGAAAATGCCAAAAGTAAGCGTCCATCGGAAAATGCGAATAAGGACACTTATTATTCTCAGATTCAGGATTTGATTGATGAAGACCTTGCAGGAGTTTGTGAGATCATCGACGATACGGATAACTACGAGTTTAAGCTCTTGGTTCACCGTGGGTTGAAGACCGGAGCACTCCGAATGGTAGGCACTAATATTGAAACAGTGGACGCAGTTCCACTCGGAAAAAGCCTTCATCAATGTATTCTATGGCTCAAGGATGACAAGCATCAGGATGAATATTTACGCTTAAAGAATCAGATAGACCTTGCTAAACAGTAAGAAGCTATGACCGCAGAACAAATGAAATATGAGTTTGATGTTGGATATGATCGCATAACCAACTTCGATGCTCCGGGATATGAACCGAAAGAGATTTCGACTTTTCTCACCAGAGCACAGGATGTTATAGTAGATAAAATACTTAACGCCAGTGCTAACAAGGAGAGGAATAAGAAGGATATGTCTCGTCTGAGGCAGGTCATTCCCCTTTCGACATTTACTGCGGGAAATTATCCAAACGGGTTTAGTACTCCCCTACAGGTTTCTATAGGGGGTACTACTCTCAGTTTTGTAGCAGGAGCCGATGTTATTCAGGATAGTGCAAATGGATTCATAACTGCTGGATTTCGTATCGGAGATGTGATAACTGTTACAGGAGCTACGACTCTTGGTAATAACACAGATTTTCATGTTGTAAGGGTTGCAGCAGGTAGTCTTACATTATCATCTGAAGATACTGTAGCTGCAAGTGAACCGGGAATAGCTGGAACACTTATTGTTACTGATCCTGTTCTCAGGGTTCGTAACGAGAGAGCAGACATTGCCTTAATAGCAGGGAATTTCTATTTTGGAAAAATTGATGTAGGTGGAGCTGATGAGAACAAGATTTTTAATGTAGAAATTGATCCCATTGATGACGATTTCTACAGTGCAAATAAGGATAATCCTTATAAGAAACCGAGTATTAAAAAGATTTGGAGGATCGACGGTGCAGACGAATCCTCAAAAGAACATGAGTATATTACTGATGGGACATTTACCCTCACTACTATACACCTGCACATTGATAGATCACCAAGAGCGATTATTGTTCCTGAGACAACTGCTGTACAATATGCTGATACAGACGGTACTATAGACGGAATT